TAGCCAGAGCCAACAACTCCTATGGATTTGTTAGTGTCTGATCGGTTGATGCTGACGTGAGTGTCGATAGGTAGAGGATACTTGCCCTCTAGCAGAGCTATCATAGGTGTCTTTTGGACATCCCAGTTAAGACCGATGTCCTCAACAGAGTTGATGGAGTCAGTGAATGCGTTTGACCAGCTGTTGCGCTGAGTGTTTACGATGTATGTATCTTGTTGCATATGCAGTGTGTATATCTGATTATGTATAAGCTGACAGGCTCGTCAGTGTTGGAAGATTACCAACAGACAGGGAATGAACCCTGTTTCGCCCTAGTCTTTTTTGTTGAGAGCCTCTAATATAGCATCCCTGTCAAGTGCCTGTTTGTCGGATGGAATTTGAGCCTCGATCTTAGCGAGTAGTGTGGATACAAGGTCGGCATGGTATGCGTCCTTGGATTTGAGCAAGCGATTGAGTTGCTTACAGGTGGATAGGATTTGATTGAGCATGATTAGTTCCAGTCGTAGTCTGCATTTATAGCAAACGCTAGTCTGTCTTTTATAGGTTCTCCATCGGAGTCGGATTGAGTAGGGTCGGTAATTCTTACCAGTAAGGACGAACCTACATCGTCTAGTTCACCATCTGAAGCGTGTTCACAGGTAATGTCTAGATGAGGTGTGTCCTTGATGTGAATAGGGTCGTAATCCCCGACTGATAAAAGAGAGACAGGTACAAGGTATCCCTCTGCGATTAAATCCTCACGGATTGTTAGGTGACTGTTTTTCTTAGGCATAATTTTGTCGGCATGAATCGCCACTTTACTTTGTCTTGATTGATCTGCGTATACATGGGTTAGCATCGCGTTACCATGTCTTCACGGCATGCAAGTATCTCGCCCTTACCGCCTCTTTTACGGAGTAAGACTGCCGAAGAAGACAATACAGGTATATCCTCATTGTTCCACAAACGGAACGAATCGTATTCATAAGGATTGTAAACAATCTTTATGTCATGGTATCTATCAGCAAACTGCTCGTCTAGGTAGCCTGTGACAAAAGCATGGACGTTCTTCTTGCGCTCTTTGAGAACTCTTTGCCGACCCGCTTCGCTCACCTTAAAGGTAACGTTCTTTAGCTCGATTTTATCTGCATGGCAGACAACCAGACCATTCTGTTGAACAGAATAGCAGTTGCGGTGTAAGTTCCAGTAAACCTTTACAGGTTTGTCTGGATTGATGGTGCGGTTTTTGATGTATCGTATCATGTTAGTATGTATATGTGATTGTGTAGCCTAGTCTTTTTAAGGCTGAGATACTTTGCTGGGTTAGTGTTTTCTGTCCCGTTAGCTCTCTAAGAGCTAGAGCTTGGTCGCTGTCTACTACGTAGTGTAGCTCGTTGCCATAGACCTCTCGTCTACGGAGTGTAATTGTGGTTCGCATTGGCATGATTAGCAGTAGGTGTTTATGTATGAACTGAAGGCATTCTCGGCAATGTTGATTAGATAATCAATAGCCACCGTATCGCTGTTAGTGCGTAGACGCTCTTTGACGTTGTCTAGCTCATCTCTAGAGATTTGCATACCTCCAAGCTCTACGATAATAGGTTGTTTTTGTAGGACGATTTTCATGATTGTGTGTAGTTAGTTATGTCTTGCTGGACTCATCAGTGACGTAGTAAACGCCAGACCCATTTTTGGGTTTCGTCCTTGTTATCGACCCCATGATTCTTTGATCGCTACCCATATGATAGCTTGATACTCGTAGCCAGTCATGCCAGCCGCACATTCCACGGTTAGAGCCTCTAATCTACGATACTGCTTTGCTGTGACACTGTCGACAGTTGGAACAATCCCGTCCTCTGGACTGCATAGGCAAGCTCTGATGTGCCACTTGTCGATGGTGATGTGATCGTTTGAGAGCAAGCCTACGTTCATTGCAAATGAATGAGTCTTCGGTGATTCAGCGGTGATTTTCTTGCCCTCGTAGAGTATACGGAATGCCTTTTCTTTGTTAGCATTGTAAGTGCAAACGCTGACAGATTCTTGAGGTCTGCCTTGCTTGAAAGCATTAACGCAGTTAACAGTGTCGAACTTGTTACGTTCCCATTTGTTATTCGGTGACAGAGCTGAGAGAACGCTAGCTACTATGTAAGGATCGACTCGATACCTCAAGCCGAGTTCTTTACAGAACTGCTGTGCCTCAGCATACCATGCTCTGCCAGCTATGACGTGATCGTCGGTAGCTTTGGCAAACCAGCTGTGGATATTGCGTTTGATTTCGAGATCGGATAGCTTTGCTATTGAGCGTTTTTCTGTGGTCATAATTGTGTGGATTTTGATGTGTGGATTTTAGCGAGGTTCGCTCACTTTACTTTGTCTTTGATGATCTGCGTATACGAGGCTAGAACGGTAGAAGCGAAGCCCCGAGTTGACGCTGAATACTAGCGACCTTAGGACTGACCTTCGGTGCTGGCTTTGGTGCCAGAGTAGGTTTGAAGGACTTACCGTAGATGCCAGCATCTGGCTTTTCCTCGGTAGCTTTCCACCGTAGCTTGATGCCTCGGTAGCCTTCGTCTTTCCAGCTGTCACGCTCTGCCTCTAGTTCGTAGGTAGCCTCGGAACGGTCATAAGAGCCGTATAATGCGGTACCGCAGTTAGCGACGATTTCGTAGTATTTGAACATTTGCATAATGATGATGGTGATGATGTGATTTGATTGAGACGAGAGCCGTCGCATAACTTTGTCAAAGAACGGAACTGCGTACGAGGCGAGCGCATGATCGTGTTATGTGTATGCATGAGAAAACAAAAAACATCTGTTTAAGAACAGATGAGTGTGCCGTCAGAATCGTCGAGGTTCTCTTCAAACATGCGTTCTTCCTGCGTTTGACTAGGCTAATCGGATTTATAATCCGTTGCAGTGCTGATAAACACTAGTCTTAGGACTAGAATGTGACCAAAGTTGTGCCAAACTCTACCCTTTAGGGTAGCATGGGGGGTTAGCGGTAACACACACGTATATAAACCCTCTCAGAAATTTGTAACAAAAACAAAAAACCCCCTCCAAGGACTTTAACATCACAAGGAGAGGGCACACATATAACAACACACACACGTTGAAATTATGCTGGGATCAGTATTGAACTATTCTAGACCAAGCGCAAGCTAAAACTCACTATCTTCGTCATCTATTTCGTCATTCCAAGCACCGTCCCAATCAATATCATCAGCATCTACCATCTCAAAGGTGGTCTCTACCATCTCATCCCTAGCCATTTCTAGCAATCCTCTGGCGGTATAGGCGTTATCATAGACATATTCCATCTCCATCTCTGGGTGAACGACTACAATAAAGTAACTCTCAAAGTGTTCTCCTGCAATAGCTTGAATACGTTCTAAAGGATTATCCGACATAAGGTATTGACAGGGTTAAAGTGGCTATTATAATTATTATATACTAATACGAGATGGTGCTAGCACTAGAGAAGGAGACCTAGTCTCCCACTGGTCAAGAATTAGACCCTATATATTATATATATTATATTATATCCATGAGGACTCTGGTCTATTTGTTCTCTTATAGTAGGTATCCATGAATTTACTTAGCTCTTTGCTAGCTGTATCTTCTCTTCGTTCCTTAATCTTCATGTCTGCATCCTGAGCCATCTGTTCTACCCAGTAGTTGCAAGCTATACTAAGAGCATCTAGTCTATCGTCGTTCCTTAAGGCTCCTCTTAGTCTTGTTAGTCTAGTCAACTGGTACATCATCATGTACCTGAGCTGTTGTTCTGCTGGATAGCCTTGTGCTGTCTTGTAGTCGTTCTCAATAACGGAGGGTGCTATCACGAGCCTATGGGCTGCTAGGAGAGGCTCAAGGGTGTCTATGATCCGTTTCTCCTTCTGTTGATGGTGCCGTACCTCTTCTAGAGTGCACGGGTATTCTCGGCTAAATATGGGCGTTATGAGTTGGTTGAACATACCGTCACCGAAGTTACTCTCCGTAATGACAGCGTTTACCTTGTTCCTCTTAGCGATACGGACTAGTTCTAGCAGGGTAGGTTCTTCGTAACCCCCCTTGAGTCCTCCAGCTTCTGGAACATACAAGGTGCCATTGCACATCTTTACTACAGCATACCCAGTCTCGTCCTTACCTCTACCAGAGGGGTCGATGGACATGACAGAGCCAGTGTAAGGTATCATGTCACCTAGAATCTTCATAGGTCTGTAGAACCTGTCACCTCTGAGTCCTACGTTGGGTAGTCTGTCCCACTCTAGCTCAGGTGTCTGCGCCCATACTAGCTTCTCTGGTGCAACATCTTGGTCAATGTCTTGCACAACCAAGTTGCCAAGCTTAAGAGGATAGCGGTCAAGGTCAGCAAGGTTGGGGTTGAGCATGAACTGCATTGCGTAACCAGCCGATCCGTAAGAAATCTTTCGCTCTTGCAAATCAAAGTCTGTAAAGCGCGTAGGTTCGGCAGAATCGCCTTGGGTATCTTCATCTATACACAAGGTAGACAGTGTGTCTCCGTAGGTGTTCATTGCCTTCTTAGGGTCTACCTTCTCAGCAGACCAGACCTTGGACGTGAATCCTCTTTCTTGTAGTTTGCTGTAAAGGCTGTCCTCACACTGTGGGGTGCCTAGCACAATAATACGTGCCTCCTCGTGTGGCTTAATGATAGCATCGAACTCTTTAATCTGTTCCGATAGCTTGTCTCTCATCTGCTGTGTAGCAGAGTTGTTAGCTACCTCAACGTCATCTGCAATGATGATGTCAGCACGAGAACCCGTCAGCTGGGAAGTTATTCCCAAACTCTTAACACTAGGTGCGTGAGAGGCTCCAGCGGGTCCTACGTCAAACGATACCTTAGAGAATCTCTGGTCAGCATTAGGCTTCAAGAAACTCAGAATAGGGATGTCATGAATCAGTCTCAGCGTGAACGTAGAGAAGTCATCAGAACGTGTCTTCGATGCAGAGACAACAAGGATATTCTTAGTTGGGTCTAGGAACAGCTGGTGTACTACGAACGCAGAACAAATCCAAGACTTGCCTACTCCTCGAAAGCCTTGCACCACAGCCCTCTTTGGACCATGCTGCATGAAGTCAGCTATATCGTATTGTATCTCTGTTGGGTCACGCTTGATCTGTTCTAGCGAGTGCCAAATAAAATACAGGAAGTTTCTAAAGTCTTTGAGTTCGTTAGGTATTTGTGGCTGCGATTGGCTCATCATCTTCTCGGAACGGCAACACCTCTACTAAGTTCTGCATGGCGTTGTCTTCCTTGACGGAGGCAGTGACTTGATTGTCTTTGAGTAGCTGCCTAGCTACATTGAGGATTGCTGGGTTAGCTTCTCCAGCTTTGATGACGGTCAGTAGCTCTTCGATTGTAAGAGCCATAAGCTCGTCTAGTAGTTCTTTATTTCCTGCCATTCTTAATCTCCTTCCATAGTTTAACACTGACATAAGCAAGTGAAACAAGTCCCAATATAATTGCAACAAATGTGTTCACGCCTTCTAGAGTTATTGATCCTAGTAGCCCAGCGATGGCTACAGCGGGTGTAAGGTGGCTATCGTTGTTCATGATATTATGCGAGCTTGAACCCTCCAAAATAATTTTTAATTTCTTCTCCTGACAAAGCCGCCGCATTACTACTGTCTTGTTGAGTAGTTACTTCTACGTAGTCACCAGCACTTAGATTAAACACGCCAGATATTTGCAAAGCTGGATAGCCATTACTTGCATGAGTTTCTATTCTGAAACCTTCACTTGTTGCATAGCCATTTTTCCATATATTACATTGTATTCTTGAAGCTGTTATTAGAGGATAACCCACACCTGCATAAATATAATATAATCCAGCGGTGGCTTCTGTCACAGTAAACCTTCCTGTAGAATTGTCATACAAAGAATTGCTATCGTACTCTTCAGTACCATTTATAACTACTGTATTAGTATTTGCTGCAATAGATGTATTTGAACTTGTTGCTAAAAACGTTGGACTGTTACTGGCAGCAGCAGGAGCAGCAAATGTGTTATCGCCTCTGAGGAACGTAGTAGCGTCCTTTGTACCAGTTGCAGAGAGTTTATCTACGCCCAGAGTTCCCTCCAGCATCCGAGTATTGTTTTTTGTAATCGACATAATAAGTTTAGTTTGGGGTTATATTTCCTATAAGGCATGAAATTCTACATTAGCCGTAATGGGTGCCGAAGCGGAAAAATTAGTTAAAGTTATTCCCCAAGATGCTCCTGACCTAATAGGAACGGTTATATTGGCAAAGCCATTCTGCCCCGACACCGCGGCGCTAGTATCCGAAGGAACGGCTGCTTTATAAGTGTGACCGTCTACTACTGCTGTACAAAGACCTCCATAATATTCGTCAGGAGAATAACTGTATGGTTTATAGTAAGCTCTATTAATTTGTATTGTTAAAAATCCATCTGATGAAGCTGTACCCGTAAGCCCCGAAGCGGTCGGCGCAGATAATTCAACAGTTTTTGAATCTACATAAGCCTTGATACTCTCAGAGCTAGCTATCGAAGTTGCCGACACGCCTGTAGTCATTGCGTCATCATCTATAAATTCAGCGAGTTTGCTTGTTGTGATACTTCCAGCTAACTCTGCGTTAGTAACACTAAGTCCAGCAAGTTTATCTTGAGTGATACTTCCAGCTAACTCTGCGTTAGTGATGCTAAGTCCAGCAAGTTTATCTTGAGTGATACTTCCAGCTAGTTTAGCATTAGTTACCGAGGCATCTTTAATCTCAGCCTTGTTGACACTTGTAAGTCCAATAGTTACGTCATCCACCGAGACCGCACTAGCGGCACTAGCGGCTGTTACTACAACAATCTTAGAGCCAACTGGGGGCGCTGATGTAAAGGTAATTTGAGATAGAGGCTTACTAATTGTATAGGCATCCGTAGGGGACTGCATTGCACCATCAATAGACACACGATATGCCTCTGCTACTTCTGTTTGAGGAGTAAAGGCGGTGATAGTAAAGACTGCATTTGTTCCATCAATTAATCCATTGGTTGCATCCGATACAATCTCTTCACTCGCAAAGTTTGATAGACTTGTGCCTGATAGCATCCCAGCATCTCTTACTGCCGTAAACTGAGTAGTGCTAGCATCTTCTGCTACCTCTTGTGCCACAAACAGTCCTTGTTGGTAAGCTGCATCTAGGTCACTCTCGGATAACCTTGAGCCGTTCTGGAAGTCTATTAGCTGTGTTGTTGAAGTAGCACGATAGAGACGCAGGATGCTATACAAGGTATTAGGGGCTGCCGCCAACGTAATAGTTTTGTTGGTTGCATCGCGTGGTGTAGATGAGTCTAGTGCTAGTGCGTTCCATTTAGTCCCATCAAAACCGAGTGCGTTTACATCGTTGATGCTGAGGTATTTGAACGGCACACTATAGGTGGTAGCAGTAAGTGCGCTGCCAGTGTATTCTTTATATGATTGAGCCATGATTATTTTTCCTTGTTAATTTATGCGTCTAGCAATGCTTGTAATGTTTCGGTTGATGCACCTCTCTGTGCTTGAGTGTTAATAGAGCGCATACGTTTGTACTCTCGTTCGATTTCTGGAAACTCTTCCATCATCAAACTCAGAGAGCGTGAACGATACTTGCTCAAGACTTTATTGATAAGTTGTACTCTAGGACTCTTTAACGCTCCGTCAGTGAGTGGAGAGAGTCGTTGGTAGCGTTTGCTACTGATTAACTTCTCAAGTTCTTGTCGAAGAGTTTTACCTCTGATCTTTGTGTCACTAAGAAGTTCTAAGCGTCTGTCGTAGGCAGACTGTCCTTTATCATTAACGAACTCGGTCATGTCGATACTGCGGTCAAGCATTGTGCTTGTCTGTGTAAAGCCATGCTCAAGTGCTGCTAGTTCTTCAAACACTACGTCACCATCTCTTGTAGAGATAGCTGAAGGATTGAATGGACCAACAAATGGAATCTGTTCCATGATTATAGACTCACCTAAGATGTTACGCTTGGGGTCTAGGTTATCGTTGCCCATTGGTAGCTTCTTCATAAATGCGTCACCGAGGCTACGTACTTCTCTCAAAGTCGTGTCGCCCATGACGGACTGACCTTGATAGAGAACGTTGGGAACAAACCCACCAGCAATGTTTCGGATTGCTCGTTCCATCTTACGGTCAGGCTCTGAGATAGCATCAGTCAGGAATTTAAGACCTGCTAGATAAGACTTCTCAGTTACGTTACGTGATAGAGAGATAGAAGCTGCTGCGAACATTTGCTCGGCAGCTGTCGTGTTAGAGCTTGCGTGATCATCTAACTGTTCAACAATATCTACAAGGACACCGAAGTGTGTGCCGAGAGGGTCAAGACCAGCAAAGCCAGCATACTTGTTACCAAACTTGAGCGAATACTTCTGCCATCCTGTAGCTTCAAGAGTCTTGCGCTGTGCTATATCTTTTGGACCACCACCCGTAATGAAGTCGCGGTTTGCCATAATCATATACAGCAACGTGCCATTGATCATAACAGATGTAGCAATCTTACCTCTTGTTCGCGCAACCTCGATAGGGTTACGAGACTCTAGCTTCATGCGTAACTCATCTTGAGTTCGCTTGAGCATCGGCATGTCAGGCATCATAGCAAGTGTGCTACGTCCTGCATCCATTGCGCCACCCGTTGCTCGGTCAAACGAGAACTTCAGAATGTTTACTGGAGTACGAATGAACGGGAAGATCAAACGTAGTGGTGGTATCTTAGAAGTCATGGCTTGTGCCAAGTCCGCAAACGCCCCTGCATCGTTTGTGAATGTACCGTAACGTGCTTGCTCCAGTGATCGAGCTGCTACGTTGTCAATGTCAGAGATGTTCTCTATTCCTAGTCCACCGTCTTCATATGACTTCAGCATCTCTGCACGTTTGTTAGTCTCTTCACCAATGATACGATTTACTTCGGCACCTCTCTTCTGTGGAGACATTGGCTTTTGACCAGCAGCTACAAGTTCATCATCCATCTTCTTGACGGATGCTTGTGCAAACTTCATGACACCTGCATCAGAGAACGCACGATCACCGTCCACAAGGACAGCGTCCATACCTCTCATAACATACTCGGTCAATGCGTCAGGGTCTTTAATTCCCAACTTCATACCTTTCAGTGTCCACTCCATCTTTGCGTTTTGACGGAACAAGGATTGCTTAAAGACTTCGTCCATCGACATGAGTGTCTTAGCTGGAATGTTAACAACATTCTCACTGAACCAATTCATGGAGTTCTTTATTGTCTCTTCAGGAGCTGCGTTATCAAAGTATTTTGGGATACCAGTGTTCGCTGTGTTCTCAAGAGGGTTACGTCCAATGTCTAACAACTGATCTTTCATTGCGTACACATCGAAGAAATACTTCATAGACTCACGGAACGATTCAAACGTTGCCATCTCTTTCATCACCATACGAGTGATAGCTGGGTCTACGGATAGTCCACCGATTGCTAGCTCTGTTTGGAGAAGTGTTTGGGTAATCATGTTACCAACACCATTCTTCATCATAGTCCTTGGACCAGACAGTAGAGAGTTGATGAACCAGTTCTGTGCCATCTCCATGAACTTGCCCCCTTCGGAAGCACGTCCTGCTTTGACGACACCAAGCATCTGGTCAATCATATCCTTAGCTGATGTGTTCTTAGGATCACCACCTGCAAGAATAATTCTGTTAATCAGAGCATCAAAGTTATTCTTCTCTCCTTTGTTACTAGCCATGTATTGGTTAACAATCTCCTGAGAGCGTCTCTCTGCTGCTGATAGACTTAGCTTAGTTCTAGCGAACTGTGTTGACTGTAGACCTTGACCAAATCCTCGACGGAGGTTTGAGCCAGCAGCAACTAGGTTCAACATCTTCTGGATGTCTCCCATTAGTTCTGCTCGGTCTGCGTCAGTAGCTTCAGCACTTTGTGATGCAATCTTCTTAGCTTTCTCTACGATGTCTGCACCTTGCTGTACTGCGATAGATTCTACCGTGTACATACGAGCCGAAATCCTACGTAGCGCAGCAGCGTCTTTACCTGCTGCTCGAACTTCTGACTCAACTATGTCAATCTTTTGACCAGACATCTCAGCACTACGTCTTGCTTGCTCAACTGCCTGAACGATACCGCCACCTTTAAGTCCATCAGAACCTTGTAGCTTACCGTCTTCGTAGAAGCCAATGCTTCCAGTCCTTTCCATTTCTTCTAGGACTTGCGTCTCAGCCTTCGCCAATACTTCGCCAAGGTCATACGCTGTCTCTACTTCATTAATAGATTTGATGGCTCCTTTAACAGCAATCTTACCACCTCTGTTTTCTACAGTGATTTCTGGTCTGCCTTCGCCTGACTTCTGGAAGAATTTTACTTCGTTTCTTCGAGAGCCTCTAGAAAGAGTAGAAAGACCAGAGTAAGGAGAACTCATGTACTCATTAGGATGATATTTGAATTTGTTCTTTGGATCGTCAACTAGTCTAGTGAAGTCAGTAATGACATCACCTAGTAATGTATCCTTATCTGCCTTGAACAAATCACGGAAAACTTCCATAATTGAATCCCATAAAGTTCTTTTGCCTGATTTAACACTACGCAAGAAATTTTGGAATGAACTGTTTGTTAAAGACTCTGCTAAGAACTCATCAAGATTAGTGAACCCATACCATTGTTTAATGTTTGTACGGTTAAGATTACCATCAGCTCCTGACTTCATCATGAATCCGTTGGGATCGTTGAGATTATCTACGAGTCCTTTGTATTCTTCTGGGATATTTTCAAGAGCTTTCTTATAAGTTCTTATTAACCCTTTAACTACAGGATCGTGTTTATATTTATTATTAGAATACTCATCCAGCTTGTCCATGTAGGCTTTGCCTTTTAAGTCTACTCTAATAGAAGAAAGCTCAGGGGGTATAAATCTTACAGTAGCTGCGTGAACGATTTCGTGCAACAGTGTTCGCTCAGTAAATACAGGTTCAGTGCTTGTTGAACCTCTATCTCGTGAACCTGCTGCTGTATTAAGATCAATGTATTGTTGTCCTCTATTATCAAACGTAAAAGAACCGATGTTGTCAGAGTCTTTAATTAACGTGCTAACAAGAGTGTTTTCAAACTCTTTGTTGCCCTTCATTAATTCCTTAAGACCTTTAGCTACTCTTTTTACGTGATCGCTAGAACCCCCCTTAGCTAAACGATCAAGACTAAATTCAACAGTGGCAGCACTTAGTAATTCTCCATCCTCTCCTGCACGTTGTTCCCTTGCTCTTATATCTTCAGGGTCTAATCCTTTAACGGCATTTATTTCTAACACAGAACGAAGAAGTGGGTCTTGTATTTGATTTGCGTCTAATGCTTCGTCGCCAGTCTTGAGTCCCCATGTGCGAATCTCCTGCACGGATTCCTTCATGCCTTTGTTGAGGCTTATGGAGAACGCTTCCTGAGAACCTGATCCAAAGTTCTGCACACCTACTTCTGGTCTATGCCTGTTGAAGTGGTCTACAAAAACTTCATCCAATAATGAGAAAGCATCATCTCTTTCAAAGGGGTCTACAGAGTATAGCCAATCTGTTAACTCATCCAAAGTATTTACGTCACTTAATCTGAATCCGTCTTCTAAAACTTCTTCATTAAATGTTCGCTCTGCTTCAACTTTAAAATCGTCAACAACCGCTTTACTAGAAAGTTTCATCTTTCCGTTGTGCATTATGCGAGATTTATTCCACTTAGCAACGTCAGGGTATCTATTCGCTTCAGTAAGTCTAATTTCTAAAAACTCTTCTGCTTGACGGGCTGGCTCTCCATTCTTGCTGAAGTCGCTCGAATCATTATAAACATCTCTGTTTACAAGTTGAGCAGACTCTACTGTGTCTACTTTTGATCCTTCAACCTTACCGCCAAATGGTTTAGCTACCTTATTAACAGCCGACACCATCTTGTCTTTGTATTGGTTGAATGCCTTGGAGTCTTGTTTGACGGTATACTTACCTGTCTCATCTCCAGCCTTAGTTAACTGTGTTGTTAATTCATCCGCTGCTTTCTTACCAAAGATGGCAACTACTTCAGCATCGTTCTTTGCAACTTTAGTTTCCGTCCTGCCCTCCTTAGTAATATCAAACGAACGGACGCCATCATCAGTAACATTGTTTAGTTTAATGTTATCAACGGCTGAGTCATAGAGATTGGCTACCTGCCGAGGAGTTGCCCAACTAACTTTGTCATAACCCTCTTTAGAGGCTAGCTGCATGATCATACGCATAGCTGCTGGTATGTAGCTGTCTTCAAGAGGAATTTGTTTTCCTTCAGTGAAGTCGTTGCCTCTACTCTTTTGTATGATGTCAGACTGTAACTCTTCTACGTAAAGAACTCTTGAACCGTCTACTTCATCCATACGGTCTGTTGTTCTGTAGTGTAACAACGTCTTATTACTAAAGTGTTGGTTTACATTTTCAGATGCCAACCTAACAGCATCATCATTTGTTTCTAATACAAACTCACGATAGTTATCACCGCCGTCTTGTTTAAATTGACCGTATAAAGAGTTTGTATCTTTTCCAGTTCGCTCTGTTAATGAGTAGTTGAATTGCTTCTCTTCTAGGAACTTATCAACTTCTTTCTGCGTGACACTATTAGTTCCTTTTTCAGCTAACCAATCATCAAAGCCCATCCAGCGTAGCTCTTCGCCTGTGCCTTTTTCTCCATAGGCATCAAACTCTTTACGTAGCTGGTGAGCCATAACAGCACCATTTTTTATCTTCTTGGACTTGGTGAACACACTCTTAGAAGCTTTGATAGCAGGGCTGTAACCCTCTACAGGAACTGTTCTAATCTGGTTTAATTGCATGCTTTCACCAATCTTCTTGGCTTCTTCTGGCTTACCTCCTCTGAATTTCTTGTGCGCTCTTAGAGCCACAGCAAACGTACCTGCCATAGCACCAGTGATACCTAGACCTTCTAAGGTGTTCTTAAAACGTCCTTCAAGTTCTGCGTCATCACCATCTGCTGCTAGGTATTCAGTAACGGGATTAGCTACGGATGGGAAAGCTTGTATTAGATTAGAGAGACGTTCTTCTTGTGCGTCGAACGCTACAAAGTCTGTAGCTGCTTCGGATGCTAGAACCCCTTTCCAATTCAAGACTTCTTTACCCTTCTTGTTTACCTTCATGAAAGGCTTGGCAAACTTAGTAGCCTTACCAGCTGCGCTGAGACCTTTAGATATGGCACCGTAGGGAACAAGGAACTGTGTGATACCTTCAACAAGAGAGCCAGCAATAGTCTCT